AAGCCATAACAGCGGCTATCCAATCAGGAAGTTTTTCATACGATCTTTCTGGCGCGGCAAGATAAATAAATTGAAGGGTACAGTTGACGCTTTTAACACTCTACTGTATCCTTCGGATGCGCCCGACAGGGTGCATATACTAACAATTAACTATTGCAGTGTATTAACTATTATGCTATAATGATTAATATACTATGAGAGTATAGGCCACTACAATCAGTGTACCCTATAGTCTAACCCTCCAGATAATCTAATTAGAAGTACACCAGTTCATTTAGACCCGTAGTAAACGACACTCTAGAAGCTGATACGCCTGTTTAATTGTCTGATCTAGCTAACTCTAAACGCAATACTAGAGTTTAATTTATAGCCATTTCATTCAAGGAGATAAACAATGGCATTTACAAAAGCATCGGGTTATACTAACCTGAACACAGGCAACTTCTCGCCTGTTATCTACTCAAAAAAGGTACAAAAAGCCTTTAGATCAGCTTCTATAGTTGACGCAGTAACCAACACTGATTATAGTGGTGATATCGCTAACTTTGGTGACTCTGTTAAAATAATTAAAGAACCGGACATCACCATTACGAATTACGAACGTGGTACTGCGCTGGCAACTCAAGATTTGACAGATGCCGATTTTACAATGGTAGTAGATCAAGCAAACTACTTCCAGTTCGCCATCGATGATATCGAAGAAGCCCACTCACATATTTCGTTCTCAGATTTGGCTTCGGATCGTGCTGGTTATAAGCTTCGTGATAGCTTTGACGCAGAAGTACTGGGTTACTTGTCAGGTTGGAAGACACCTTCTAACTGGGTAAGGCGTTCAGCATCAGGTGATGTAAACGGAACCAAGGCAAACTCTGGCGCTGGTAATGACGAATTGCTTGCGGCAAACAAACTGGATATCACTGACTTTGGTGGATCAGATTTGGGTGTTGCTGGTGAAGTAACAGCTATACCAATCGCCGCTGGCGGTGGTGCTGGTGGCATCACTTCTCCATTAGCAATCCTTAACCGTATCGCACGGCAGATGGATCAAGCTAATGTAGATACTGATGGTCGTTGGCTCTGTATTGACCCCGTGTTCGCAGAAGTCCTAATGGACGAGTCGAGCAAATTGATCAATGCTGACTTCAACGGCGGTGACGAAATGCGTAACGGTAAACTACCGGGAACAATTCGTGGCTTCTCAGTCTACAAATCCAATAACCTTCCATACGAAGGTACTGGTGCTGGTGTAGCACTTGCCACAGGTTCGGAGACTAATTTCGGAGTTCTGGTTGCTGGTCATGCTTCTGCGGTTGCTACTGCGGAACAGATTGCAAAAACAGAAACTTTCCGTAGTCAAACAACCTTCGCTGATGTGGTGCGTGGAATGCAATTATACGGAAGGAAAATACTCCGCCCTGAAGCATTGTTCACTGCTAACTACAACTTAGCATAAAATACTGAGAGGGGCTGGTCAAGCGCTGGCCCCTCACTTTCTCTTTCAGAGGTTTATTTATGCCATCTACTTATTTAGAGCTATGTAATCTTACTCTGCGCCGTCTTAATGAAGTTGAGATAGCGGCAGATGACTTTTCTTCTATACGGGGAGTACAGGCTTTAGTTAAAGACGCAGTTAAGTCTGCCGTAGCAAAAATAAATCAAGCAGAGTTTGAGTGGCCTTTTAACGCCGCACAAGAAACTGATACACTGATAGTAGGCCAAGAAGAATATGCATGGCCTTCATTCTTTAAGGCTGTTGATTGGAACAGCTTCCAGATACAAAAAGACGATAGCTTAGGCACATCATATAAGACCTTGAGCTACAAAGATCGTGATGATTGGTTAAAGAACTTTAGAGACACTGACATGAATAGTGGAAGTACAGGAAGAGGTATTCCTGACTTTGTATTCTCAGCCCACGGCAACGGCTATGGGGTCACCCCTTCGCCTGATAAGGCGTACTCTATCCGATTTAATTACTTTCTGAATTTCACAGATATAAATCTCTCTACTGATGTTACAAGGATACCAGAAAGCCACGACAGTGTGCTGATTGATGGTGCTTTGTATTATATGTATATGTTTAAGGATAACACTGAAGCGGCACAGGTCGCTTATGGTGCTTTTGAAAAAGGCATTAAAGACCTTCAAACCTTATATATTAATAATACCGCCTCAATACGAGACACTAGGATTAGGTTTTAATGCCAGATAACATACAGTCTTTTAAAACGATCTGTAGCGGTGGACTGAACTCAAACGAAAATCACTTAGATTTATCGGAGAATAGTCCGGGGGGTGCTACTAAATTAACTAACTATGAGCCATCCTTGTTTGGTGGCTATCGAAGAATTGAAGGCTTTAACAAGTATGATACTGCGTATGGTGAGGTAACTGTACATGGTCAGACTACAGCCACAGGAAAAGTACTTGGTGTAGCAATATTTAAAAACGATGCTACTGCCACTACTACTGTTATAGCCGCAAGAAAAGACGCTACTGGTAACAACTACAGTTTTTATTATTTTACATCAGGCATAGGCTGGAGAAAGTTTACTCTTAATCATTCCGTAGTAAGACCAATGACTGCAAACGGCCTAACTGTTCAAAGACTTCGGCACGTAAGCTTTAACTTTGGTACTGGAAACAAGATTGTTTTTGTAGACGGGGTTAACCCAGCCATTGTTTTTGATGGCACACAGTGGGAAGAAATAAAGTCATCTAACAGTGGGGGATACGCTACTGGAGCTAGTTCTAATACTGCCGGAGGTAATCAGGCAATCAATGCCCCCGCCTTGGTTGACGTATTCAAAAACCATTTATTTTTGGCTGGACATGAGGCCTCTCTTGCTACGATAGCACACTCTGCGCCTACAACTACCGCTGATCCTGATGGGCTATATGATTTTACTTCAGCCTCTGGTGCTGGGCAGATTACCGCTGGATTTGATGTAGTACAGATAAAACCTTTTAGAGATGATCTATTTGTCTTTGGTAATAACGGCATAAAAAAGATTAACGTAAACTCTGCCAACGCATTCGTAATAGATCAAGTTACTGCTAATGTTGGCTGTGTGGCACGGGACAGTGTTTTAGAGATCGGTGGTGATCTTATGTTCCTAAGCCCTGACGGTTTTCGTCCGGTTGCCGGAACTTCCCGCATAGGTGACGTAGAGCTAGAAACTGTTAGTAAACCTATTCAGGCTACACTGGTTGATTTAATTAAGAATAACTCAATGGACACACTGTGTGGTGTGGTTATACGTTCTAAGTCTCAGATAAGATATTTCTTCCAACAGGATGAAGGCACTAACCTTAAAAACACTGGTGATAGCGAAGGTATTATAGGTGGACTAACTGATAGCCAAGGGGCAATCGGATGGGAGTTTGGAGAGTTACTTGGAATTAGGGCTTCGTGTTGTACAAGTGGATATGTAGGAAATACAGAGTTTATTTTGCATGGCGATTATAATGGGTCTGTGTACAAACAAGAAAATGGCACATCCTTTGATAGCGCAGATATAATATCTATATATGCTACTCCTTACCTAGACTTTGGTGAGACTGAACAACGAAAAGTAATACGCAAGATAAATACATTTATTAGGGCAGAAGGCCCACTAGAGATGTTACTGTCTATGACTTATGACTGGGGAGATGGTGAGGTAAGTACACCTTCTACATACTCACAGTCTTCCACAGGCGCTCCAACAAATTATGCGGGTAGAAATATAGATTACAATGCTACCAATGTTTTATACGGTGGCTCCTCGAAACCAATAATGACTACAGATGTACAGGGTTCTGGCTTCGCCGCACAAGCTACCTTTGTGACCGTAGGACAATCAGAACCATTTTCAATTCAGGGCCTAGTCTTTGAATTTTCTGTTGCAGGGAGAAGATAACCAATGGCCGGATACACAAGGCAGTCTACTGCTAGTATACTTAACGGACAGGCAATTACAGCCCCTCCTTTGACCGCTGAATTTAATCAACTTGCATCTGCATTTAACGCAAGCAGTGGTCACACTCACGATGGAAGCACAGGTAATTCTAATAAGATTAATTTAGTAACTTCTGTTACAGGTTTCTTGCCAGCCGTAAATGGTGGTATTGGCGGGAAGAATAAATCTGATGCCACTGCCGCACCTGTAGCTACAAATGATACTACTGAAGGATATGCTGTAGGGTCTCTATGGACAAACGTAAGCACAGGCCGTGTATACATATGTATAGTTAATACAGGCAATGCCGCTGTATGGCGTGAGTTAGTACAAGTAACAAGCGGTAATGCTGTACTTCCTGATGGAACAGATAATGTAGATTTAGGCTCTAATTCAGTAAGATTTCAGGACTTGTTTCTGAGTGGTGGCATAGCCGCCGCATTAAACGTAGCCGTTGGTGGCACTCTTAATGTTACAGGGAATACTGCAATAGGTGGCACTCTGGGCGTAACAGGTGATGCAACATTTGCTAATCTTTCTGCCACAGGTACTACTACTATTACATCCGTAGACCTTAACTCAGGTGCTATTGATAACGCACCTATTGGTACTTCTACTCCAGCCGCTGGTACGTTTACCACTCTTAACGCAAATACTAGCCTTGTAGCCGCTACAGCCGATATTAATGGCGGTACGTTAGACGGGGCAACTATTGGTGCATCCACTCCAAGTACAGGATCATTTACCACTCTTGGAGCATCCGGCACTACAACTCTTGCAACAGTTGATATCAATGCGGGTGCTATTGATGGCACTACTATTGGTGCTTCTAGTCATACCACAGGTAAGTTCACTACCCTTCAGTCTACGGGAGCCGCAACTCTGGCTTCTGTTAACATAGACGGCGGTGCTATAGATGGAACAACAATAGGCGCTTCAGCTACATCCAGTGGTGCTTTTACTACAATAACCTCATCCGGTGGCATAACAGGCGCTCTTACGGGTAACGTAACGGGTAATACGGCGGGTGTTCATACTGGCGCGGTCACAGGAAACGTTACTGGTGATTTAACTGGTAATGTAACGGCCTCTAGTGGCTCATCTTCATTCAACAACGTAGTAGTTAACGGCAATCTAAATATGAATGCTGGTACATCAGCTACGATTACTAATCTTACTGCACCATCAGCCGACTTAGATGCGGCTACTAAGAAGTATGTAGACGATGAGATATCTACTCTGGTAGGTGATGCTGGTGCTGGGCTTAATACTTTAGGCGAATTAGCAGATGCACTGAATGACGATGATTCATTCTCTGCAACCGTGACTGCTAGTATCGCTACGAAACTACCTAAAGCTGGCGGCACAATGTCCGGTGCGATAGCAATGGGTACTAGTAAAATTACTGGACTAGGTGACCCAACATCTAACCAAGATGCCTCTACTAAATCCTATACTGATGCACAGCGTAACAGCCGTCTAGCCACAGCGGGTGGCACAATGTCTGGCGCTATTGCAATGGGCAATAACAAGGTTACTGGCCTTGCTACTCCTACCGCTGGTACAGATGCTACTACAAAGACTTACGTGGATACAATTCATGGTTCGGCTGTAGCGGCGGCAACATCCGCTTCTAATGCTTCTACTAGCGCAAGCAATGCTTCTGCAAGCGAAAATAATGCATCTAACTCTGCTTCAGCCGCTTCAAGTTCAGCTGCCTCAGCCGCTACCTCATTTGATCTATTTGATGATCGTATGCTTGGCGCAAAGTCTTCTGCCCCTAGCGTAGATAATGACGGTAATGCTCTGGTAACAGGTACTCTCTACTTTGACACTACCGCCAGTGCTATGAAAGTTTACTCTGGCTCTGGTTGGGTAAATGCTGGTTCCTCAGTAAACGGAACTACAAACAGATACAGCTATACAGCGACAGCGGGTCAAACAGTTTTTGCGGCAACATATGATGCGGGTTATGTGGATGTCTTCTTGAATGGAGTTAAACAGTTAATTGGTACAGACGTAACTGCTACATCAGGTTCCTCAGTGGTATTCGCCTCTGGAACTTCAGTCAACGACATTGTTGAGATTGTAGGCTACGGTACATTTGTTTTAGCAGACCACCTCACACAGACACAATCAGACGCACGTTATGTGAACCTTTCTGGTAATACCATGACGGGTGACTTAACGGTTCCTAATCTTGTGGTATCTGGATTGGTAGATGGCGTAGACATAGCGGCTAGAGATGCCGTACTTACGTCTACGACTACCACAGCTAATGCTGCCTTGCCGTTGGCTGGTGGTACATTAACTGGCGATGTTACTTTCAATACTCAACTTGGTATTGGGGCCGCACCACACGCCACTGCGTCCTTAAACATTACAAATACAAACCAGCACATTAGGTTAAACAATGGTTCTGAGCTAGGCGTAATAGCGCTGTTAAGTAGCGGAGAGTTAGATATTTGGGGTCATGGAGCCAATGAATCAATAAACTTTAGAACAGGTGCTGGCTCTGGCGAGATTGCTATGAATATTGTTGGAAATAACGTGGGCATTGGCCTTACCTCTAATATTTCTAGCAAACTTCATGTAAATTCAGAAGTAAGCCTTGGGCCAGATAACAACAACAGAATGATAGTAGGTTCTACTTCTGGTGGGATAGGTTCGATTGGCACTATTCAAGGGGGAACTGCTAGTTTTAGCACGATGACCTTTAAGTCAGGCAACGTGGGTATTGGAGTAACAAATCCTCTAACTAAGCTACATTTAAACTCACCTATTACTAATGCACAATCTGCTAATAGTTCCCGATCTTACAAACTACTTGAAGGTTATGGTTACACTACTGGTGGTAATTACTATGGTCAGTACGCAATAGGTACATCATATAATTCTTCATCAAACACGGGAACATTAGAGTTCTTCACGGGTAGCGGTTCTTCTGCCCCAACTAAACGTATGACCATCGACTCGTCAGGCAACGTGGGCATTGGCACTTCGGCCCCTCAAGATATTTTACATTTAAATACCAACAATGCCGCCTCTCATCTTAGGATGCAAAGATTTGAACAAGATACAGCGTTATTTGATGGTGATGAAATTGGTGGCATAGAATTTTGGGCAAATGATGCGTCAAGTTTTAGTGGAGCAAGTACACTAAGAGCCGCAATTAGAGGTGAGATTCAAAATACAAGCCTTGGAACAAGACTAGAGTTTTGGACAGGTAATAGTAATGCTACTGTTGCTGAACGAATGAGAATTATTGCTGATGGGCAAATCAATTTTAGATGCACAGCAACCCCCGGTTCTTCCGTAGCTGGTTTTGCAATGACCTCAGACCAATTTTACACTTCTGCTGGAAATACCACTGGTACAAATGCGCAAGTGCGTTTTTACAATGGTAATGGGTTAATTGGAAGCATTACTACATCAGGGTCTGCAACAGCTTTTAACACATCTTCAGACTACAGATTAAAAGAAAACATATCTGATATGACAGGTGCTACTGCAAGATTAAAACAACTTAAACCAAAAAGATTTAATTGGATAGCCGACAGCGATAATACAGTTCAAGATGGTTTCTTAGCACACGAAGTGTCAAGTGTAGTACCTGAAGCAGTGTTTGGAACTAAAGATGCTGAGATACAAGAAAATGGCGATGGGTATCAATCTTTAGACCACAGCAAACTCGTACCACTACTCGTCAAAACAATTCAAGAATTAGAAGCTCGAATAACAGCACTAGAGGCTGGCTAATAACCAACTAAACTTTAACATAAACAAAGGAGACTTATGATGGGAAAAAAAGAAAAAGCCCCCACCATTACCGTAAACGACAAAGAGTACGATATCGAAGGTATGACTGATCAGCAAAAGGTTATGATCAATCATGTCACAGATTTGGACAGGAAGTTGTCTACTACACAATTTAACTTAGACCAACTTCAAATAGGTCGAGAAGCATTCGTAAATATGCTTGCTAACTCACTGGAAGCCCCTGCGGAAGAGCCAGTAGAAGAAGCAGCTTAATTTAGAGAACTGAGGGATTAGCAAATGAGCAAGGCGAGAACACTAGCAAACTTAATGTCAGATAATGCTGAGTTAGCAGATGGACAGATTAGTGTCGCTGAAGTAGTCGGTGCGGCTCCTCTGGCTAGTCCATCATTTACTGGTAATATTGCAGTCACAGGAAATGTAGACGGTAGAGATGTTGCCAGTGACGGTACAAAGTTAGACACTGTTGAATCATCCGCTGACGTAACTGACACAGCCAACGTAACCTCTAGTGGCGCACTAATGGACAGTGAGCTAACCAACATAGCGGCGGTAAAAGCTCTTAACCAAGGTCTGGCAACTACAGACGAAGTAGCTTTTGACAACACTTTGCTTAACGCAATCGCCACAGACATATCCGACACAGCCGTTGACGTATTTGTGTACGACACCAGCAAGGACAGCGATGGTGGTGCTTGGAGAAAGCGTACACAGAACACTAGCTGGTACAATGAAGCTGCATCTGCCACCCGTGGTAGTCGTAAGGAGTTCCCAGCGGTTGCTGTGATTGTTGGTGAGGCTAATGAGGTTACGATCTACGATGGTGATGATCCTGATATGCCTATGTGGATGGTACTTACGGTTGCAAATGATGCTTGGCTAAAGCATTCGGGAGGTGGTGGTCTTAAAGCACTTACCGCCTTAAACGGAATGCTAGTAACTGGTGGTGATATTAGAGGAGCAATAGTTAATTTTATAGCTGATAATGGAGATACTTTTGAGGTTGGGTATAATTACCAACAATCTGGTGTAATAAATAGAAACACAACTGTTGGCCCATCTACTGGTAGCATTTCTATTGTAAACAACACAATCAACGATGTAGACATGACCGTTTTACCCAACTCCCCTATTGATTATGCTACTGGATTACCTGTGCCTACTATTGCGATGGCTACTGATGGTGGTACTTCTGTTATAACGGATACTGGAGAAGTACTTAGCTCAGGTGCTACTAGCTACAAAGTTAATACTATTAGCATACTCCCAACTAAAGAAATGTTTTTAGGTCAAGGTACAGGAACAAACGAAGGCTACGTTTATTATAAGGATTTCCAGAGAATACAGGGTGGCTATTCTGTAGCTACCTATGCAAACGCAGATCAAAGGTTTCACGATGGCTCTGTCGGCGCAGGGCAAGGTGGTATTTTAGGAAACCATACCAACAACCAAGAAGACATACTTATCTCTGATGTATCTTCAAATGAAGGCATAGCTATCGGTATGCCACAGGGTTTAACTAAGGTGGCTCTTGAAGAAGTAATTACCAAACCCACTTCTGCTTTCATAGCTTCAGACTACAACACAGGCTGGCAAGTAGGCGATATAAAACTAGCCACCCTGAGCGACACCGATACTGCCAATGTTACTGGCGCAGAGTTGGTGACGAATGGTACGTTTGATAGTAATGTTTCTGGGTGGACAGGCTCAAGTGGCGCATCTTTATCTCTTGTGTCTAACACGATGGAAGTA